CCCCAGGTGGCCGACAAGCTCTCCGACATGCTGATGGCCAAGAACCCCAGCGAGGTTGCTGCGGTGGTGAAGTTCTTGGAGCAGTACGAGAAGGGCGTGGCACCCAAGGCCGTGCGCTCAACAGCCACGGAGCGCGGGGCCGTCATGGGTGGTGCCACATCGATATTCCCGGCCCCAATGGTGGATGAGGCCGAGCAGCCCCGGACCGACATTGACGCAGACATTGAGGCTGCGCCTGGACCAACCGTGCCCCAGATTGAGCTTGACCTGATGGACGAGCTTGAATGAGCAGTTGTTGAGCACTCGAAGCCTTACCCCGCCCTAACCAGGCGGGGTTTTTTATTGGTCGAACGCGACCTTGTTGCGGGTGTCCAAAATGATGCGCAGGTGCTCAGCGGCTGCCGCCTGGCCGTCCAGCTCGGCGCGCTTGATTGCGTCTTGAAGCTCTTGAGCCGAGCGCGTCCAGTGCAGGCCCGGCCCCAAGATGGCGCGGATGTAGGTCCATGGCGAGCATGGCGGCGCAAACCCGCTCACAGGTCCATCACCTCCACATCGTGCGGTTTTTTCTTGCCCGTCAGTATTTCATGGATGCGGCGCTCGGTTTCCCGGTGAGCCTTGATCATGGTCCTGGCTGGCAGGACTTCGAGCAGGTCGCCGTAATCAGCCAGCACGTTGCGCACAGCCTGAATGCCTGCGCCGTCCAGTCGGATGTTGCCGCCCGCCTTGTGGCGCTTGCCTGCCATGGCCATGGCCGTCACAGCGTCCGGCAGCAAGCCAGATGCGTCGGTGATTTCGACGGGGCCGCCATCGCAGTCAAACCACGGGCCGTTGTTGACCAGCGTCTCCATGATGCTCACCGCGTCGCTGACCACGCGCCAGTCGTCGGTCGTGGGCTGTGGAGCCTTTTCCATGGCTTCGAGGCCCTGGTGCATGCGCGTGAGCTGGTGCCTGCGCAGGTGCTCTGCCAGCGGCTCGCTGGGGCTGGCCAGCATCACGTCAAAGAGGGTGTAGTGGTAGATGTGGATGGGCTTGGAGGGTTTGTGTTTTTTCATTTCATGCCTGCAAGTTTCTGTGCGACTCTGTGCAGCCGTGCGTTGAACCAGCGCCTGATCGCATAGCTGCGCACTAGGCTGATAATGGTGAACCAGGCCCCAATGGCCAAGTTGTCCGACAGGGGCAGGTGAATGCCAAACATCGGGAAAATTGCAAGCTGGCTGGCCAGTGCCACACCGTAGCCGATCACCACGTTGAACACGGACTCAATCAGCGATGCGGTGCGGGATTGGTTCATTTTGCAGTTTCCTTGGGTGTCTTGGCGTCCTCAAACATCCAGTCCTCGACGTCTTGCAGCCGGTAGCGAACGTGCCCACGCGGGCCGCCACCGAGTTTGATGAATTTAGGACCCTTACCTGCCATCCGCCAGTTTTCAAGGGTGCCAACGTTGATCTGCAGCAGGTCTGCCACTTGCTGCGGCGTGAGCAGCTGGTTTTCAAACTTCTCCATATTGCTCTCCAGATTGGCCCCCCGAAGGAGGCCCGGGTTATCACTTGGCATCGGGTGCTGGGTCTGCGGCGAAGTTCACCACAGGGATGTTTTGCGCCTCAGCTTGCGCCTTGGCCTGGCTCTCCAGGTTGTTCAACAGCACCCACGCATTGGTCTTGGTGGGCAGGTCGCCAAGAATGGCGTGCAGAAAGTTGAACTCGCTGACGGACAGCTTAAGGGTGATGGTTTGTTCGTTCATGGTGGGCTCCGGGTTAAAAATTTAGGACACGGCGCGAAGGACGCGCTCGAGGGATGGTTTTGAAAGGCCGGTCAGCATGGTTTCAACACTTGCATGACGAGGAATCTGGCGCTCTCGCGATACGGCCTTAATGAGTCCAGCGGTGTTGACTGAAAATTCAAACTGCCCTGTGACGGGGTTCGTGAAGCGTGTTGTGATTGCTTTCTTAATGGCGCGAACAGGCTTAACTGTTGATGGGGGTGAAATGCTGCGTCTCATGGTGGGCTCCGGGGTTTAGGTAGCGTCAGCGTTGTCGTTGTTGGCAACGCGCTCGATGGGCACACCGGCCTCAACGTAATCGCCGACGTCAGCAGTGCTGGGGTTCTCAATCGAAAAGCGGTCCTTGACCAAGTGGCGCAGGACTTGGGCCTTGCTGCCAGCGCGCACAAGACGAATCTTGTCGTCTTGCGTGCCGTCGTTGCCAAGCTCTTTGATGAGGTAAATACGGTATTCCATATGGGGCTCCTGGGGTTAAAAATGGGGTGGACCTACTCGCTGCGTCTGTTGGTGGAGTCGAACCACCGGGTTCACACCCACAACACCGGAATCAAACCGGCCCTCACAGCATCCGCTTTCGGCCCGTAAATCAGATGGGGCTGTCGTGCTCTTCGGTGGGGTGGCCTGGCTCGCCTTGGTCCATCGGCGCGCCCTGCTCCATGTCGATCACGCCGTCGTCGTTGCCTGGCTCTGGGGCCTGTTCCGCGACCTTTTGCAGTCGGCTGGGGCGCTTGCTTGCCGACGGCGCTTCAGGGGCTTGTGCGGCCTCTGGCGCGGCCTGCTCGGGCATGAACAGCTCGTCGTCCTCTTTGATCATGCCGTCGATATCGGTGGACAGCGGCAGGCGCTTGCTGTGGCGGCGCACCACGGTCTTCTTGGCCATCTCGCTGTAGTCGGTCTGCCAGGGGCCGGAGTTGCCCGAGCGGCTGCGGGCGCGGATGGCGTTGACGTCCTCAACGCTCATGACCTCGCGGGACTTCTCGCCGTCCTTCATGGTCACGATGGAATACACCGCAATCAACTTGCCCCGGTTGGCCAGCGCCGGTTTGTGCGTGATGTGCTCCTCGTCGCCCAGGCAAAAGTCAAAGGCGTCGTTTTCGTAGACCGCCTGGACGCTCCATGTGCTGATCTCGCCCGAGTTGCGCACCAGCTTCATGATGCCAGCGACCATCGGCATGAACTGCGCTTGGTTCTTGAAGGTGACGATGGCACCCTCGCGGCCGTCGGGCAGCAAGCCCATCTGGCTGGCCCGCATCGCCGAGGCAAACAGCGTGCGGCGGTCGGCATCGAGCAGGGCTGGCGTCATTTGCACAGCGGTCATCACCACACGCACAAAACGCGCAGGGTCCACGTGCTTGGGAAGGGCCGCAGCAAACTGCGGCTGCATGGCGGTCAGCTGGTTGCGGACCTGATCGACAACGGTTACTTGGGACATTTTTTCTCCTGATCTCCGGCCAATTCAGCCAGATTAAAACCCGGTGGCCGACCGGTGGCGGTGTTGCTTGTTTCCAAACAGTTTAACATCATTTCGTGGGTTTGCGTGGGTTTATTCGCAGATTTCGGAAACCTTTTCGCCCGCCGTAAGATGTGCCCACCATGTTTGCCGTAATCAGCGTTGGCGGCGTCTCAGCCTGCATTGCGGCGCTGACCGTCCAGGCCCCGGTGAGCACCTTCTCGGCGTCTGCGATGTGCTTGAAAATCTCAGCCTTGGCCACGTCCTTGTCCTCGCCCGCGTTCTTCTCGGCGGCGGCGGCGACCTTGTAGCGTTCGATCAGATCGGCCAGAACATCGTCGCTGCTGGCGTCCAGCACCTTGCCGGGCTTGGCGTACTGGTTCAAGCGAATCAGCACCTCGGCATCGCCTGGCATCACCGGGTCAGGCTCAAGGCCCGCGTCCACCGTGTGCCAGAAGTCGGCCACCTTAGCCTTGATGGCGGCGATCACCGGCTCATCGCGCAGGCGCTCGATCACCACGCCCCGGTTGCCGCCGATGAACGCGCCAATGAATGCTCGCCTGAAACCGGAGACCGCCATCTGGTGCTGGACTTGAAGCTCAATGTGGGTTGGGGCCTCGATGCTGCCGTCGTTGTGCTCGATCCAGCCGTCGCGGAAGGCGAGGTAATCCACGTTCTTGATTTCCAGGTGCACCGGCTCGCCCAGGTTGGTGATCACGAAGTCAAACGAGCTGCCCATGCGCAGATCTGGGTCGCGCAGGTATTCCTTCATGGGCCGGATTTCCCAGCCCTGCTCCTCGGCGATGCCGTGCGCAATTGCGGCCTCAAGGCGGTTGCCCCAGGCCATGCGGTCGTTGGTCTTGAACTCGGGCACGTCGCCCGTGCGCTTGCGGTGCCAGAGGTCGAAGTGCGTGATGTAAGGGCTCTCACCAAACAGCGCCGCAGACTCGGTGCTGGTGACGTCCTTCTTGCGCAGCTCCAGCCATTGCTCTTGGCTGGCCGTGACGATGATTTCAGTTGCCATTGTTTTTCTCCTGTTGTTTTCCGATTTCAGCCGCCGCTCTGACGATGGCTCGGTGGGTTGCGACGCAGTCGTCCTCATCTTGTCTCCCGAAACGCTCAAGCGCCCGGAAGTGGAAAAATCCAAAAATCGCGATGCCCGCCGCATCCGGAAACCGCGCGCCGTGCGCGGCCACCAAGTTGGCGTCGATCACTTCGTTGAAGCCGTCGCAAGGCGCGATCCAATAACCGTGCTCGCCGTCGTCCTGCGTGGCCTCAACGATGCCCACCAGGCCACGGCCGCTGGTGAACCATTGAACGCGGTGGATTTTCATGGTTGTTCTCCGTTTGCTTTTGCTATGGCGGCGTTGGCAATTTCAGCCATCCGCCTGCGGTTTTCGGCGGTGCTGATTTCCCTCAACTCCTTCAACAATTCAGCATTGACCGAGTGCAATCGGCGCAGTTCGGCGGCGGCTTCTGAGAATGTGGACGGGCCTTCATCGGCATGGCCTTGATGAACCAACACAAGTTCTTTTGCAAGTCGCAGGGCTTCGGGTTGCTTTGTGCTCATTTTGTTTCTCCGGTTGCTTTGGCGAATGCCTGATTTAATGCGTCGCGTGCGTCTTGGTGCCGGTTGACTAGTCTGTGATGGAAGTAGTCAAAATCGTAACCTTCATAGCGTTCACGCGCCTCTTTCAACTCTTTGTCTGCTTCCAAGTATTCGTCCAATAGGTCGGTAAAAGATTTCATGATTTATCACCCGTTTGCTTTGGCGATGGCGGCACGGGCCTTCATCACCATGTAGTTTTCGTCTGTGCCCTGCCGATCAAGCCACTCCTTTGCAAACTCCAACAGATCAGGCGCTGCGGCGATCAGCTTTGCGTCCGCTGGATTGTCGATGCTTAATTCGCAGCCAGAGCCGCCAAGCCAAGACGCATCGGCAACCACCACCCCGTCTTTGCCAATGATTGCTTGTTCATTGGTAAAGTTAAATCCCATTTTCCACGGCCCCGGTGTGTGTTTACTCATAGGTCGCTCCTTTCAGCTTCCGTTAAATTCGCCGGGAAATCCGGCATTCAAATCACAAGACGATGTTCGCTCGCCACACATAAACATCAAGTCCAACAACAACAATGCCCAGCAAAAATACAACACATTCCGCAATAAAAATGTTGCGCTCAGATTGTGTCGGGATTGGCTTGGCGGGGCCTTTGTAAATAATCATGTTGCCTCCTTGACCGGCTGGCGGCCTTGCAAAAACAGGCCCCAGCACCTGGCGCAAATCCAGCGCTTGGGGGTCATTTGGACGCCGCCTTCTGGCAGGCGTTGGCGGTCGCAATCGTGGCATCGGGTCATGTGTTCCTCCTTGCTCGGATTGCGGCGGCGTATGTCGGCCAAGCCCCTTGCCAGTTCCAGCAGTCGCCTTCGATGACGCAGCGGTCCTTGATGAAATCGAACAGGCTCATGCTGTAACAGCCGAACCTAAAGAGGTCAAGGCTTTGATCCTGTAGAGAGTAATCCCTTCAACTGTTTTTGTGTCTGTCTTTACAAGTTTGTATTTCATTTCTAGTTTCTCCTGTTGGTGGTTAAAAAATTAGACAAGGCCCTGTTCAGCCATACTTAAGGCTTGGCTGCCTGATGTGATGATGTGGTCGAGCACGCGCACATCCACAAGTGCAAGTGCTGCTTTCAGGGTCTGGGTCAGGTGCTCGTCGGCCCGACTGGGCTGGACCGAGTCACTGGGGTGGTTGTGGCTGAAAATCACAGCGGCTGCATTGTGACGCAAGGCAGCGCGCACTACTTCGCGAGGGTAAACGCTGACTTGGCTCAGGGTACCTTGATACATGTCTTCGATTTCGATCATGCGGCTTTGACTGTCCAAAAACATGACGGAGAATACTTCGATGTGTTGGTCCGTGCGTTTACCTGCGTGCAAGGTTAGGTAGTCTTTTACCGCGCCGGGTGTGTGCAGCATGGCCTTTGGTTTGGCAAGTCTGGCTTCAAGGATGTCCATCGCTTGCTGTATGATCCGGTCATCACTCTGGGCGGCTGGCGTCACGATGTATGGCGCTTGGTCTTCGGTGCGTGCTTGGGTTTTCATGTGTTCCCCCTTGCTCGGATAAGTTCAGCAGCTCGTTTTGTTGCCAGTCCGGGATGCAGTTCGTCACACACCTTTGCACACGCCTCACGCTCATCAGCACGGACGAGGGCAACAAGGTGTTTTAGATCATCCAAACTACCAGTAGCAAACTTGTCGCCAACACTAAAGTCAGCCTCACTGGCAAGTTCTATCGCGGTTTTCATAATGTCCTCGCTTTCATCATCTCCATCATTGTTTGGCGGCAATCGTTCCAGCCCGCCCGATACTTGGGGTCTTCGCCGCTATCGGTGATTGCATCGGGCACGGCCGGATGCACGACAGGTGCTGGCTTGACAAGCACTTTTGTTATACGGTCAATTGCTATCTGCGACCACTTCTTAGCATCAGCAACAGCATCAGCAACAGCAGCATAAGCAGCATAATAAGCAGCAACAGCAGCATAAGCAGCAGCAGCAGCATCAGCAGCAGCAGCAGCAGCATCCACAGTTTTTTCTTTACACATACGTGCCCAAGATGGGCCGTGTCCTGCTGCCACTGCTTGTGGCTGGTAGGCGGCTAGTGCCGTCCACATTTCTTCTACTTTAGTCATGTGTTTTTCTCCTTGAGTTTGGCTTCTGCTTTATAGATGGTGCCTTGCACGGAATTCCCCAAATGACAGCCAGCCGCAAAATCATTTACTTCATCGTTAGTCAGCCCAACCCATTGCCGCTGTGCTGCGACCTTGGCCTCAAGCTCCGCATACCGCTTTTGCAGTCGGGTCAATGCCTGTTCCAGCGCTGTGTATTGCTCGGGTGCAGGCTGTGCTGTGGGCGCTTGGCGTGGCAGTTGTTCACGATGCACCAGTTCAGGCGTAGCGTCAGCGCGGCGGCGGTACACACAAGCAAACACATCCCAATCTGGCAAGTTGTATTCAAGCTGCGCATAAAACTCAGGAAGAGCTTGTTCCTGCACAGGTGCTGCGTGTGGGCTTGGGTAAACGTCACGCACTGGAATTCCGGCGGCTTCAGTATTGGCGCGGTGGTTGCTTGTCTCCATGCCGTTGTGCCATTTACCGTCCTGGTAAAACTGCCAGCCGCAAGGTTCCTGCACGGCTGGCTGTGCGGGTGGTTCGTAATCGTCCCGTGGGTACAACAGCCCGAGGGCTTCCTTCAGTTCCTCCATTGCCCGCACTCCAAGCATCCCCATAGGTGCCTCCCCCTTTATTTGACGATGCTTCTCCAAGACCTCCAATGCCGTCCCCGCTGCGGATACCAGCGCGTCAACGCCTTGTTGCAAGTGTTCTGGCTTCTGCACGGGTGCTGGCTTCTGCACGACAGGTGCTGGCTTGACAAGCACTTTTGTTATACGGTCAATCGCTCTTTGCGCCCACTTCTTAACAGCAGCAGCATCAGCAGCAGCAGCAACAACAGCAGTAGCAGCAGCATCAGCAGCAGCAGCAGCAGCATTAGCAGCAGCAGCAGCAGCAGCATAAGCGGCATAAGCATCAGCATCAGCAGCAGCAGTAGCAAAAGCAGCAGCATAAGCAACAGCATCAGCAACAGCAGCAGCAGCAGCAGCATTAGCAGCAGCAGCAGCAGCAGCAGCAGCATCCACAGTTTTTTCTTTACACATACGTGCCCAAGATGGGCCATGTCCTGCTGCCACTGCTTGTGGCTGGTAGGCGGCTAGTGCCGTCCACATTTCTTCTACTTTAGTCATGTGTTTTTCTCCTTGAGTTTGGTTTCGATGGCTCGGGCGAGTCGTGGGTGGGCGAGTAGATACACATCATCATCCGGCAGCCCAACCCATTGCCGCTGTGCTGCGGGTGGGGTGGATTTCCCGGTGCCATTGCACGAGTCACACCGCCATGTCACGCCCGACACGAACCCATCTCCGTCTTCTCCTTGGATTCCTTCGCCTGCGCATTCCCGGCACGTCTCCTGCACAGGTGCTGGTTGTTCGGGTGGGACGGCCCCAAGAATCGCTTGCACCACGGCTGTCGCGTTGTCCGCTGTCTTATCGTCCAGCAATGCTCGGATAGCCTCATCTACGGCGGGCAGGTTGGAGATCGCGTAGGCATCGGCCCACGCCACAGGCTCCTGCACAGTAGGTGCTGCAAGGGCTTGCTTGATGGCGGTGATCGCCTCCTGCTCTCGCTCCCATGCACGGCTTCCACAATCGCTTTCTGTCGTATTCAACGCCTCCATCGCCAGCTTCAATGTGGCTTCTTCAATTAGTATCTTGGTCATAGCTGGCCTTTCTCTGGTGCGGCGGTGATCCAGTTGGTTGCTAGTTCGTACACAGTCACCGGATAAGCGTTTTGCTTCGTTGCGGCCTTGAAGCATTGGCCCCGGTGCATCACGCGCCCAAAAGCATCAATGGTGACGTAATAGCCGTTTGGAACACCGCAATTTGCATAGCGGCTTTGGGCCTTGTTGATCCAGTCCTGCTCACTGTGGAAGCTGAAAAGCTCTCGCTTTACTTTGATCGTGATTTCTTCGCTCATGCTGCACCGCCTTTCGTGATGCCGTCAAAGATCGGTGAAAAGTCGGGCAATGTAGAAGGCACAGGTGCTGGCTGTGCTGCCGCTGCTTCCAGTTCATTGGCGGCTTTTTCGACTTCTGCCGCCGTGTCAGACAGCTTGTGTTCTCGCAGTGTGGGCAGGCATGCGCGTAAGTCTTGGATGTGTGCTCGAACCACTTGCGCCAAGTGGGCTGGCTGTGCTGGTGGGGCGGTGTAGAGGTCAGTTCCAAATTCAGGAATAGCCTTATGCCAATTCACTGATCCTCCCCATCCGATTTCTCCCACCGGCTCCTGCACAGGTGGAGTGTCATACACAGGCAAGCCGCCACCCAAAGTTGTCACAGGCCCATAGTCCAGCCCCAACTCACGGGCGTTCTCTGCCTTCTTGTCGAGGGCCCGGACCTGCTTGATCGCGGTGATCGCCTCCTGCTCTCGCTCCCATGCACGGCTTCCACAATCGCTTTCTGTCGTATTCAACGCCTCCATCGCCAGCTTCAATGTGGCTTCTTCAATTAGTATCTTGGTCATAGCTGGCCTTTCTCTGGTGCGGCGGTGTGATGGGCCATGAACTCCATCACGTTGGAAAAGATCGTGATCCGGTCAGCGGGTAGCTTGTGCTCATCCGGTTGCGATTTGCAGGTGTTGCGGCGGTAGATGGCTAATCCCGCACACCGACTACCCGCATGAACGTGGCACTCAACAACCTCATCTGAGTGACATAGCCGAGCGTACTGTTCAGGCGTGTTCCCGCCCAGCCAGCCGTTCAATGAGTCCCGGCGCAAAGGGCAGTCGGTACAGGCTTTTGTTAGCTGCCTGGATGCGGGTTCCATCTCACCTGCGGCAATCAGTTTTTTCATGTTGCGCTGTCTTTCTTTGGTGATGTGGTGATGCCGTGGGCGGCTTCACCGTCAACTTGCATTGCCTCGCGCATTACCCGCCCGAAATGCGCGGAGTTCAGTATTGGGAAATTGCTTTCAGCCACCTCGACTGCAATATCAGCCACGGTTTTAGCTGAGTCACTACTCCATCCGCATGATGTGGCGTGATGGATGGCTTGCTGCCTTAATGTGATTCCAATCATTTCTGGCCTTTCTCTGTGATGCCGTGGGCGGCCTCCGTTACCCGCTTTGCTTGCAGCAATAACTGTTTGTCAGTGCCCATAATGCGCCCCGTTTGCTTGAACCATTGCTCACCAAACTCTGTGTTTGTCAGTGGCACAGGCACTGGTGCTGGTGGGGTGGTGTAGAGGGGTGTCTTTGTTACCTTTCCGCTTTCAACAAAATCTATACCTGCTCTACCGAATGGCTGATACTCGGGATTCCAATTGACGTTAGTGCATTCCACGTTGCAAACTTCTCCATCAATAATTAACTCATACATCCACGCCACAGGCTCCTGCACAGGTGCTGGCTGTGCTGCCGCTGCTTCCAGTTCATTGGCGGCTTTTTCGACTTCTGCCGCCGTGTCAGACAGCTTGTGTTCTCGCAGTGTGGGCAGGCATGCGCGTAAGTCTTGGATGTGTGCTCGAACCACTTGCGCCAAGTGGGCTGGCTGTGCGGGTGGGGTGGTTTTCCCGGCAAGAAAGGCAGCACCAGCAAGCATCCATTTGTCCTCCAGCAGCACGGCTTGCCGCTCCGTTGGCAAAGACAGGAACCAGT